AAGTCCCCACTAATTATTTCGCTTGAAATGAGTGAAACTGAAGTTCGTAATCGTGTGTTTACAATTATGGGTGAGGGCGTATGGTCACACCGCAAGCTATCTTCAGGTATGATTGAAACAGAAGACCTACGCCGCTGGCATTCTAAAGAGCTTGTTGGCAAGCCAGAGTTCCACATTATTTCAAATGATGGTGGAGGAGAAGTAACGCCAAGCGTTATTAGAGGAAAAATTGACCAGTATAAGCCAGACTTAATTATTGTAGACTATTTACAACTAATGTCTCCAAACCAAAAGTCTGACAATGAAACTGTAAGAATGAAGAATCTGTCTCGTGAGCTGAAGCTTATGGCGATCTCTGAAGAAATTCCTATTATTGCCATTTCATCTGCAACGCCAGACGACGTTAACAAGCTAGACACCGTCCCTACGCTGGGGCAAACTGCTTGGTCTAGACAGATTGCTTACGATGCTGACTGGGTCTTAGCTCTTGGACGTGCCACGAATTCTGATATAATTGAGTGCGTATTTAGAAAAAACAGAAACGGTTTTATGGGGGAGTTCATGGTACAAGCAGACTTTGACAAGGGCTGGTACAGATACAAGGACTTTGAAGAAGCAAATGGATAATAAAAAGAATTACGGCAATACCTATTCGGCAGAACAGATTAAGAGAGTTTTGTCTGGCTCTGGCGTAGACATTGTGTCAGAGGTGGATTCTGACTACCTAATCTTTTGTCCATACCACAATAACCACAGAACTCCAGCTGGAGAAATAGATAAAGTTAACGGAACATTCTTCTGCTTTTCTTGTCACAAAGTTGCAGACCTAGTAGAGTTTGTGATGTACAGTTCTGGAAGGACCTACTTCGAGTCTGTTCGCTTCATCAAAAGCAAAGAGGCAGAGTCAGATCTTTCAGCAGATATTGAAAGAAAGCTTTACAGTAAACCAGACTACACGCAGTTTGACCAGATTACAATTAAGAGGCTTAACAAGCAAGCTCTAGAATCTCCAAGAGCAATGAGATATTATTCTGGCAGACTTATTGAGGAAGCTTCTGTAAAAAAGTTTGAGCTTGGATTTTCTGAAAAGCAGGACATGGTCACTATCCCAGTCCATTCTCCAGACGGAGTTGAGGTTGGCTTTGTTGGAAGATCGATCGAGGGCAAAGACTTTAAGAACACTCCAGGACTTCCAAAGAGCAAGATTCTTTTTAACTTGCACAGAATAAAGACTTCTAGCAAAGTATATGTCGTCGAGTCATCCTTCGACGCTATTCGACTAGACCAGTGTGGGTTTGCTGCGGTAGCTACTTTAGGCTCCAACGTATCCAACATTCAAATAGACCTACTACAAAAATACTTCAATAACATTATAGTTATTGCTGATAATGATGAAGCAGGCGGTAACATGAAAGATAAGATAGTTGAAAAACTTGGCTCTCGTGTTAGCGTTATACAACTAAATAAAAAATACAAGGATATTGGCGACATGCCAGACGAAGAGATCAAAAAGCTTGATGTTGAGTTTGACAAGACTATCGCCTTTATGCTACAATAATACAACACACAAATAAGGAGAAAACATGAGCGTAATTAAGGGACTAAAAAACATCGAAGCCCTGCTTGACAAACCGAAATATGAAGGAACTGGACAGAAGGTTCGCTGGGTAAAGCTAGCGGATGGACAGTCTGCAAAGATTAGATTCATCGAAGAGCTAGACGAAGACTCAGCAAACTACAACGCAGACCGTGGTCTTGCTATCGTAGTAAAAGAGCACACGAATCCAAAGGACTATAAGCGCAAGGCTTTGGACACCATGGACACTGAGGGCCGTGACTGGGCAGAAGAGATGCACCGCAAGGACCCAAAGGCTGGCTGGAAGGCTCGTCTTCGTTTTTACTGCAACGTTCTAGTTGACGATGGAACCGAAGATCCTTACGTGGCCGTATGGTCTCAAGGTATTTCGAAGCAGTCGGCATTCAATACTCTTCGTGAGTATGCTCTCGAGACTGGATCAATCTCAAATCTTGAATGGAAGATTAAGAGGAACGGGCAGGGAACAGAAACAAGCTATACCCTGCTTCCAACCAAGCCAGATGCTGAGCCATTTGACTGGACTGGGATTGAGCCATTCAATCTAGATAAGGTTGTCCGTCACGTGCCTTACGCAGAGCAAGAGCAGTTCTATCTTGGTTTTGACACTCCGTCAGTAACCTCTACTAATATCGACTGGTAATTAAGATTGTGGGGGTATCTTCGGATGCCCCCACTCACTTTACACGTATTGACAATCTATAAAAAATATGCAATAATTTTTACACATTAAAAAAATAACATTAAGGATAATATGAGTTACGCAGGGCTTCACGTTCATACGCACTACAGTTTGTTTGACGGAATCGCCACTCCACAGGAATATGTGGACCGTGCAGTACAGCTAGGGATGCCAGCTATTGCAATCACAGACCACGGTTCTTTGTCTGGTCACAGGGAAATGTATCGAGCCGCCAAAGAGGCAGGCATCAAGCCAATTCTTGGAATTGAGGGGTACATCACCAAGGATCGTAAAGACCACACAGACAAAAAAGAAAAGAACGATCCCTTAGACCTTAACTATAACCACTTAATTATCCTAGCAAAGAATGCAAAAGGATTGCAAAACCTTAACAAGCTAAATGAATTAGCCTGGACAGAGGGATTCTATAAGAAGCCACGCATTGACTGGGAAATTTTAGAAAAGTATAAAGAGGGGCTAGTTATTACTTCTGGCTGCCTATCTGGCGTATTGGCAAAAGCAATCGAAGCCAACGAGCTAGCGTATGCCAAGGAACACATTCAGTGGTGCAAGGAAACCTTTGGTGACGATTATTACCTAGAGGTAATGCCCCATAACCCACCAGAGATTAACAAGACTATCCTAGACTTGGCAGATGAGTTTGGCATCAAGCCAGTAGTAACTCCAGACTGCCACCACTCTGACCCATCTCAAAAAGAAATTCAAGAGCTAAAGCTAATCCTAAACTCTTACTCTAACAAGACTGAGAAAGATGTTACTTACGAGAAGTCTGCAAAGTATGACAACCTAATGGACAGGCTAGACTATCTTTATGGTGCAGACAGGCAGATGAGTTTTAACAATTTTGAAATTCACTTGCTGTCCGACGAAGAGATGCACAACGCCATGAAGGCCCAGGGCATCGATAGAGAAGATATGTATCAGAATACTATCGAGATTGTAGATAAGATTCAAGACTACAAGATTAAAGACCACCTAAACCTTTTGCCAGTTCAGTATCAGGACCCAGACAAAGAGTTGCGAGCCTTGGCTTTGCAAGGTCTTGCCGAAAGAGGATTTGAAGGAAACCAGGAATACCTGGATAGGCTAGAAGAAGAGCTAAAGATTATTCAGGATAAAAACTTTGGTCCATACTTCCTGGTCGTTCGCTCTATGATTGCTTGGGCAAAGAAAGAGGGCATCGTTGTAGGTCCAGGACGTGGATCTTCTGCTGGCTCACTCTTATGCTATGCTCTAGGGATTACTGACATTGACCCTATTCCTCACGGTCTACTCTTCTTCCGTTTTATTAACCCAGAACGTAATGACTTCCCAGATATCGATACTGATATCCAAGATTCACGTCGTGAAGAAGTTAAAGATTATCTAGTTAGACAGTATCGACACGTAGCTTCTATTGCCACATTCCTGTCTTTCAAAGATAAGGGTGTTGTCCGTGACATTGCACGTGTACTAAATATTCCACTATCAGATGTAAACAAGGTCATGAAGCTTGTAGATACTTGGGATGAGTACTGCAACTCTAAGCAGACTGCAGAGTTCCGTGAAAAGTATCCAGAGATTGAGAAGTATGGAGAACAGCTTCGTGGTCGTATTCGTGGTACTGGTATTCACGCTGCTGGTGTTGTTACATCAAAAGACCCAATCTTTAAGTATGCTCCGCTAGAAACTAGAACTACTCCAGGATCTAAGGAAAGAATTCCAGTAGTTGCGGTAGACATGACAGAAGCCGAAAGAATTGGTCTGATTAAGATTGATGCTTTGGGACTAAAAACCCTGTCAGTACTTGACGACACCCTTAAGATCATTCAGGATAGAGAGGGTAGCAAGAGGATTGACCTTCTAAAAATCAATATGGAAGATGCAAACATTTACAAGATGTTGTCCGATGGCTACACAAAGGGAGTCTTCCAGTGTGAAGCTACGCCATATACAAACCTGCTTATTAAGATGGGTGTCAAAAACTTTAACGAGCTTGCTGCATCTAACGCACTGGTTCGTCCAGGTGCGATGAATACTATTGGTAAAGATTACATTGCTCGTAAGCACGGCAAGCAAAATATTAGCTACCATCACCAGGTAATGAAAGCCTTTACTCAGGACACCTACGGATGTATTCTATATCAGGAACAAGTTATGCAGGCATGTACTGAGCTAGGTGGCATGACTATGGCAGAAGCTGACAAGGTTCGTAAGATTATTGGTAAGAAGAAAGACGCTAAGGAGTTTGATCAGTTTAAGGATCAGTTCGTAGCTGGAGCTTCTAGGTTCCTTACTCCTAACGCCGCACTAGACCTGTGGACAGACTTTGAGGCTCACGCTGGATACTCTTTCAACAAGTCTCACGCCGTGGCTTACTCAACGCTTTCCTACTGGACTGCATGGTTGAAGTACTACTACCCAATCGAGTTTATGTACTCCTTGTTGAAAAATGAAAAAGATAAGGATGCTCGTACAGAGTACCTGATTGAAGCTAAGAGGATGGGTATCTCAATTAAGCTTCCACACATTAATGATTCAGACATGGACTTTAAGATTGAGGGCAAGGGTATTCGCTTTGGCCTAAGTGCAATCAAGTTTATTTCAGATAACATTGCTACCAAGTTTATTGAGGCAAGGCCCTTTACTTCATACAAGCACCTAGAAGAGTTTGTATTCACCAAGGGTAGTGGGGTAAATAGCAGAGCGCTCCAGGCCCTTAGAGTAGTTGGTGCAGCAACGTTTGAGGATAATCCTAGGAACGATGAGGAGATTAGGGAAAATCTTTATGAGTACTTAAACCTTCCAGAGTTTAACATCTCTGTCCCATCTCACTATCACGCCTTTATTAATCCTGTAGAAGACTTTGAAGAAAAGGGGTCTTTCGTTTTGATGGGTATGGTAAAGAGTATTAAGCGTGGCCAGGGCTGGTCTAGGGTAGAGATTCTAGATAAAACTGGAAGCATTGGTATTTTTGATGAAGAGCAGACTTCTATTGAAACGGGAAAGACCTACCTGCTATTGGCATCCGACAACAGGATTGTTAGCGCCGTACCAATTGATGAGGTAAAGAATTCTCCTGCAGCAATTGTTAAGTTCCTTAACTACAGAATGCTGCCATACAAGGATGAAGAAATGTTTGTTGTTTCCTTTAAGCCAAGGGTTACAAAGGCTGGTAAAAAGATGGCCTCTTTGGTATTGGCAGACTCAACAAGAGACTTACACTCTGTAACGGTATTTCCAACTGCCTTTCCAAAGGCATACATGAAACTTGAAGAGGGTAATGCTTACAACTTTGTCCTTGGGCAAACAAAAGACGGAACAGTAATTATGGAGGATGTAAAATAATGATTCAAGCGTCACTAGATGGTATGGCAGCAGAGCTGCACGAAATTGCAGTAGAAAAAGGTTTTTGGGATGTAATTAAAGATGCAACCCAAGAGCAAAAGGATATCTTTATGACAAAGCAGCTGATGATGATTGTGTCAGAAGCCGTGGAGGTTATGGAGGCTATTCGTAAAAACAAGGGGCCAGACGAAGTGGCCGATGAGATGGCAGATATTATTATTAGAACTCTAGACCTTTATGCAGGTCTTCGTGAAGAAGAGTACGTAAATAATGACCTACAGGTTGCCTTTAATAAAAAGACTGGATACAACAAGACTCGTCCAGAGAAGCATGGAGTAAAGTTTTAATGACAACTATTGAAGAAGCGTTAGCAGCACTAGATCCAAGAATTCGTAAGCGTCTATCTAGCGGTGTCGGTTTTAAGACAGAATACCAGAAGACTCCTAGCCACGGAATGAACCGTGCTCTAGCTGGTGGTTTGCCACTTGGACGACAAGTGTTAATCTGGGGAAGCAAGTCATCTGCAAAGTCGTCTCTTTGCCTACAGATGATTGGAATTGCTCAGGCAGAAGGAAAGCTTTGTGCTTGGATCGACGCAGAGATGTCATATTCTGAGGAGTGGGCAAAAGCTATGGGGGTAGACACAGACAAGCTAATTGTATCTCAAGCCAGGACCATTAATGAAATGGTAGATGTTGGAACTGCTTTGATGAACGCTGGGGTAGACATTATTGTTATTGACTCAATTACTTCTTTGCTTCCAGCAATTTATTTTGAAAAAGGTACAGACGAGCTTAAAGAGCTTGAAAACACAAAACAAATTGGAGCTGAGTCAAGAGACTTCAGCAATGCGTGGAAGATGTTAAATTATGCTAATAACAAAGTTAAGCCAACGATGCTCGTTCTTATTTCTCAGTCTAGAAATAATATTAGTGCTATGTATACTAGCCAGCAGCCTTCTGGTGGCCAGGCTACTAAATTTTATTCCTCGACTGTTATCAAGCTTTTTTCTTCCGAGTCGGACAACCAGGCTATAAAAGGAAAAATTACTGTAGGCGACAAGCTTATTGAAGAAAAGATTGGTAGAAAAGTCAAGTGGGAAATTCAGTTCTCAAAAACTTCTCCAGCTTTTCAAAATGGAGAGTACGACTTTTACTTTAGAGGCCCACTGCTTGGTATCGATAGTGTTGGGGATCTGGTTGATACAGCAGAGCTAATGGGTATTGTAGAGCGCACTGGTGCTTGGTACATTCTTCCAGATGGCTCAAAGGTCCAGGGTAGAGATTCGTTTGTTAGTCGTGTAAGAGAAGACAAAGAGCTTCAGGATAGTATCAAGGCCAAGGTAAATGGCGAAATATAATGTCTACCAGGGGCAGTTTCCTTGCCACACATGCAAGGTTATTGTAACAAGCTTAAGGTTATACTCAGAAACAAAAGAGCTAACTTGGATGTGTCAAGATAAGCATTTAAGCAAGGCAAGCCTAAATACAAAAAAGAAGAAGGACTATGAGCGAGAAAAGCGAAAGTAAAAGAATCGGTGCCAAGCAGCATAAAAACTCTGGAAGGGGCACACATAAAGGCGATGCCTCTTGGGAAAGCTTTACCGTAGACTTTAAAGAGGTGGGGAAGTCATTCACTCTAAACAAGGATGTGTGGGCAAAAGCCTCTACTGATGCAATTAAGAATGGAAATGATCCAGCAATTGTAGTAGTTCTCGGTGAGTCTGGGATTAAAACTAGACTGGCAGTCATTGAATTTAGCGTTTTACAACAGCTCGTGGATGGTGTATAATAGTATAATGGACGTAACAGAAAACAAGACAACACTAGAACAGATCAATGGCCTAGCAGAGGTCGCTGACTACATGAATGATGAAGAGCTTACTCAAGCCCTTACGTTTATTGCTAAAATTATAATCAAGCCAGACATCCCTATAAATGTCGCTACCCTAGAAATCGTTCGCCTTCAGGCTATTGCTGCCAAGATGGCTTTCAGGGCAACATGGCTTACTAACGTTGAAAAAGGAGATAGAGCGAAAAAGAATATTTATTACACTGCTGCAGAGTCAATTAACCAATTGGTCTCAGCTCTTAAATATATCACTCGCTAATTTATCATGGCAAAAAATTTACTGAACGAAATCATGCTTAGGCCTGTACAGAAAAAGATTGATTCTTTTCTGGACACAGAAGAGCTAATTGAAAAGATTAGGTACGGCTATATCGCAAAGCGTGAAACAAAGTTTGCTACTAAAAAGACTTTTGCTCCATCTACAATTGCGTACTCACACGGAGAGTGTCCTAGATACTGGTACCTAGCTTTTGACGGTGCAATGTTTGAGGATAACGCAGATGCGTATGGCGGAGCAAACATGACCGCAGGAACAAAGTCTCACGAACGTATCCAGCAAGCAATGGCTGATGCTGGAATCCTAAAAGACTCTGAGTTTAAAATTACTTACAGCGATCCACCGATTTTTGGTTTCGGAGACGTAATCCTAGATTGGGCAGGAGAAGACTTGCTTGGCGAAATTAAAACTATGCCAAGTGAAGGATTCGAGTATAGAAAAGCAGCTGGCAAGCCAAAGACTGGACATTTGATTCAGCTGCTAATCTACATGAAAATCCTTGGAAAGACAAAGGCAGTTCTTATATATGAGAATAAGAATAATCACGACTTGTTGATTCTGCCTGTCGAAGTAACCCCAGGCGGTTACTATGTTCAGTGGGTAAACCAGGCATTTGAATGGATGCGGTCAGTTCGTAAGGCATGGGAAGATAAAACTTTGCCTACGAAAAACTATCGATCTAATTCAAAAATTTGCAAGACGTGTCCGTTACAGGCTGCGTGTGCAGATGCTGGCGAGGGACTTATAAAGATTAAATCTTTGGAGCCTCTAGATGAAAACAAAGCATTGCCAGTGGTGTGACAATAACTTTCAAACCACAATAAGTTATCAAATCTACTGCTCGCCAGGGTGTAGAGAAGAAGCAACAAAGGAAAAAATTGCTGACCGATATCTTGTGTCTAGAAGAAACAAGCGCATGGGGCAAACCAGAACCTGCAAAGCTTGCGGTAATAGACTGTCTGCTTACAACGATGACCCAATTTGCACAAACTGTATTGTTAACCCAAGCGACGTAGCCAAAGCTTTAAAAGAGATCAAAGGAATTTCGAATGGTAAAGATTGGGTTGATTAATGAAAAACCTAGAAATATTTGTGCTATCGACGCTAGCACTAATAGCCTTGCTTTTGCTGTCTTTTCTGATATGGCCCTAGTTTATTTTGGCAAGATTGGCTTTTCTGGAAACAATACTTTTCAGAAAGTAGGCGATGCCGCTAGAAAGACTAAAGCTGTTTTTCAAAAGTTTGATATTGATGCAATTGCAATTGAACATGCGGTATACATGAATAGCCCAAAGACAATGGCAGACCTTGCAATGGTTCAGGGAAGTCTTCTGGGGGCTGCTATGAGCAACGGAATTAAGACTGTGGGATCTATAAACCCAATTACCTGGCAGGTGTACCTTAATAATGGAAAGCTAACTAAGGAAGAAAAGGCTAAAATTGTTAAGGACAATCCAGATAAATCCGTAGCCTGGTACAAGGCAAAGGAAAGAGAATTCAGGAAGCAAAGAACCATAAACATAGTTAATATTACTTATGATGTTAATGTTTCAGACCACGACGTAGCTGACGCCATTGGGATAGGCCATTACGCAATCCACAACTGGGGAAAGCTGGGGGCTTGACAGGAATAACTATGGCTGCTAAACTATATACTAATGAAGCATGGCTAAAAAAGCGCTACTGGCTCGACAAGAAGAGTCCAGAAGATATTGCAAAAGAATGCGGGGCAAGCGTAGAAACAATCTATGTTTATCTCGCCAAATTTGGATTAAGGAAGTCTAGAAGATGAGTGTTCAAACACAAAAAGATATAGAAAAAGTTTCAAAACAAGTTTCAGACTTGCTTATTGCAAAGAACAAGTCCTATGGAGACTCAGCGCTTCACCCAACAAGAGTTTTTTCTAAGGCAGACAATGTGGAGCAGCTGCTAGTCAGGATTGACGACAAGCTTTCTAGAATTCAAAATGGGCACGACTGGCCAGGAGACAACGATATCGACGACTTAATTGGGTACCTTATCCTACTAAAGATTGCAAAAGAAAGAAGCAGCAATGCCTAAAAGAACTCCTACACAGGAGCAGCCTACAAGGTTTGCAAAAGATCCAGAAATTATGATTGATGGCTTTTCAATTACTCGTGGAGACTTTATTAAAATTAAAGGCGAGTATGGCTCTAGGTTTAAGTTTCACAGCCTAACGACAAACTTGGACAGTGGAGCTCAGTGGATAGACTGCTTTGAAGTCACCCGTGGACAGGTTGGGGCATACAGAAGCTTTAAGCCAGAGCAGATTAAGCGTATCCCACAAAGAGGAAAGAGGGCCAAGCGTGTCGTTTGAAGACCTTACAACAGAACACCTTGATGAAGTAAACAAGGTTGTAGAAAAATATTTGCAGGGCAATGAGCCAACTCAAATCTCTAAAGAGCTAGACATGCCAAGAACCAAAGTGGTATCTCTGATTAACGAGTGGAAGCTACTTGCTTCAGACAATGCCATTATCCGTGCTAGAGCAAAAGAAGCCCTGGCTGGTGCAGATGCTCACTATAACAAACTAATTAGCAAAGCTTATGAAGTAATCGATGAGGCTACCACAACCGCAAACCTTTCTGCAAAAACTTCTGCCATTAAGCTAGTGTTGGATATTGAGTCCAGGCGCATTGACATGCTTCAAAAAGCAGGACTGCTTGAAAACAAAGAGCTTGCAGAAGAAATGCTAGAGATTGAAAGAAAGCAAGACGTCCTGGTCAACATTCTTAAAGATATTGCTTCAGAGCACCCAGAGATTAGAGACGAAATTATGAAGAGGCTTTCCTCTGTTTCAAAAGAAAAAGAAACTATAACGATTGTCCACGATGTTTGATGATTTTTTAGATGCCCTTAAGTCTGACAGCTTTAAGGAAAGACCAGTCAATGCAAAAGCCTTTGTTGAAGGAGAGAACTACCTAAACCAGCCGCCTTTGTCTCAAGTTCAGTACGATATTGTCGAGGCAATGAGTCAAATCTATAGGCTAGAGGATGTAATTGACTTACTTGGTGAAGAGGAAGGGACACGCTATTACAAAAAATACACAAAGAATGAAATTATTCTACAGCTTGGTAAAGGATCTGGTAAGGATTTCACGTCTACTGTTGCGTGTGCTTACATCGTATACAAGCTCCTTTGTCTCAAGGACCCAGCAAGGTATTTCGGCAAACCCAGCGGCGATGCGATTGATATCATTAACGTGGCTATCAATGCTCAGCAAGCTAAGAACGTTTTTTTCAAAGGATTCAAGACTAAGATAGAAAAATCGCCATGGTTTGCTGGCAAGTTCTATGCAAAGGCTGAGTCTATTGAGTTTGAGGAATCTATTACAGTTTACTCTGGTCACTCAGAGCGTGAATCTCACGAGGGTCTTAACCTTATTCTTGCAGTTCTTGATGAGATTTCTGGATTTGCCCAGGAGATTGGTGGAGGAAACGACCAGGGTAAGACGGCAGATAACATCTACAAAGCTTTCCGTGCATCCGTAGACTCACGATTCCCAGACCTTGGCAAGGTAGCCTTACTCTCCTTCCCACGTTTCCCAGGAGACTTTATTTCTCAAAGATACGATGCGGTTATTGCTGAGAAGACTGTTACCAATAAGACTCATAAGTTTATTATGAATCCAGATCTTCCAGAAGATGCGGAGGGCAACAGCTTAGAAATTAACTGGGATGAAGATGAGATTGTAAGCTATAAGTATCCAGGAGTCTTTGCTTTGAAAAGACCAACCTGGGTTGTCAACCCTACAAGAAAAGTCGATGACTTTAAGTTGGCATTTTATACAGACTTGGGTGATGCAATGCAGCGTTTTGCATGTATCCCAACGTTTGCTTCAGACGCTTTCTTTAAGCAGCGAGACAAAGTTCGTGCTGCAATGACCTTAAGAAATCCTTTAGATCAGTTTAGACGGTTTGATGAAACCTTTGTTCCAGACCCAGACAAGACATATTTTGTACATGCTGACCTTGCACAGAAGCACGACAAGTGTGCTGTTGCTATTGCTCACGTAGATAAGTGGGTAAGCATTCAGGTTATAAAAGATTATCAACAAGTAGCGCCAGTGGTTGTAGTTGATGCAGTTGCTTACTGGGAGCCAAAAGTTGAGGGGCCAGTGGATTTATCAGAGGTAAAACAATGGATCCAGAACTTGCGAAGACTAGGACTAAATCTTGGCATGGTAAGCTTTGACCGCTGGCAATCGTTTGACATTCAGAATGAGCTAAAACAAATTGGCATTAGAACTGAAACAGTATCAGTAGCAAAAAAGCACTACGAAGACATGGCTATGCTAGTTTACGAAGAGCGACTAGCTATGCCAGCTATTGATCTTTTGTTTGAAGAGCTAACTGAGCTTAAGATAATGAAGGGCAACAGGGTAGACCACCCTAGAAAATCTTCCAAAGACCTTGCAGACGCCGTCTGTGGAGCGATCTTTGGTGCAATATCTCATACTCCAAAGGATCAAAACCTTGAAGTAGAGATTCACACTTTCCGAGACAGGCCAAAAAGCCAGGTTGACAACGAAAGAGACAATGTGATACAATATAAACCTATCCCGAAAGATGTAAAAGATTATCTGGATAGTTTCGAAATAATATAAAAAATAAGGAGAAAAACAAATATGACTTCATTTAAGAAGCCACTAATTGCTATCGCTTCTGCGGTAGCCCTAGTAGGAACCATGCTGGTAGCTGGTCCTGCTAATGCATCAACAGCTACACTTACAGTTGCTGGAAACGCTCCAGCTACTGCAGGAACTTCCTCTGCAACTGCAATTGCTCTCCCAGTTCCTGCCGATAATGATGTAAGCTCTGCTGATGCACTCCGCATTGCTTTGTCTGGCGTAACAGCTGGAAGCAATGTTGTTGTGACTGCTACCAATGCAAAGATTGTCACAGCTGTTACTTCTGGTTCTACCATCGTTAAGGTCGACTCTGGAGTGTCTACAGCAACAATCCCAACTGGTACTGGAACAACTGCAGATGTTTTTGTTTACACAACAACTACAGCTAACGGAACGGTATCAGTAACTGCAAACAACAACACAACAACTTACCACGTTAAGGGTAATGCAGGTCCTGCATACAACCTAGCGGTAGTTGTTCCAACAGTTGCAAATCTAAATGCTGCTGTAGAGGTTGTTGCAACAGTAACCGACGTTTTTGGTAACGCTGTAACAAGCGCAACCATTTCGTCCGTAGTAATTCGTGGATCAATTGGGTCATTCTCTTATGACTCAGTAGACAAGCGCTACGAGGCAACTCTGTCCGCTCCAGCGACCGCTGGAACCACAGTGCTTGCTAATACAATTACTGCATCTCCAGTAGCAGGTCTTGCAAAGCCAGTAACTGAAATTGTTTCTAACATTTCTGTTGCAGATCTTGCTGGACAGGTTGTTGCGTTGCAGGCACAGCTTGCTGCTCTAACAGCTGCAACTGTAAGCAAGGACAGATTCAACAAGCTAGCCAAGCGTTGGAACAAGGCTAACCCAAATAAGAGGGTTAAGCTAGTCAAGTAAGTAAAACATAAATGACGAGGGGGAGGGGCTATGTGTCCTTCCCCTTTGTTATCACCAAAAAAGAGGTACAATAGATGTCTATCGATATAGTATATTTTTCAAACTATTCGGGCAATACAAAGAGATTTGTGGAGAAACTAACTGATGGAACTAATAATGCTACTAGGATTGCTATCGCTCCTGGGCCTGGGCGTAGTCGCTTTGTGGCTGATAGGGATTATGTACTTTTTGTACCAACTTATGGTGGAGGTTCAGAGCGATCAGCCATTCCCAGACAAGTCAGAGAATTCTTAAACGTTCCTGAAAACAGGGATAGGCTACGTGGCGTTGTCGGTTTTGGCAACACAAATTTTGGAGAGCATTTCTGCAAAGCTGCAGACTTAATCTCAAGAAAAACTGGGGTACCAGTTATCGCTAAAGTGGAAATCTTTGGCACAAATGACGATGTAATGAAAGTAAAAGAAAGGCTAAAATTACTCTATGACTACCAATGAATATAGCTATCATGAGCTAAACGCAATGCTTAACCTGTACGACAACGATGGCAAAATTCAGTTTGCAAAAGACAAGGATGCTGCAAGAGCTTACTTCCTAGACCACGTAAACCAGAACACCGTCTTCTTCCACAGCCTTGAAGAAAAGCTAGAGTATCTTATTGAAAAAGATTATTATGACACAGAAGTTCTTGACCAGTACGATTTTGAATTCGTTAAAGAACTGTTTAAGCATGCATACTCTTATAAATTTAGGTTCCCGACCTTTGTAGGAGCCTACAAGTTTTATACATCATACGCACTAAAAACTTTTGACGGAGAGCGCTACCTTGAGCGCTTTGAAGATAGAATTGTTATGAACGCCCTGCTTCTTGGCAAGGGTAATACTGAGGTTGCTAAGAGCGTGGTAGATGAAATTATTACTGGTCGTTTCCAGCCAGCTACCCCCACCTTCCTAAACGCTGGAAAGAAGCAACGTGGCGAGTATGTCTCTTGTTTCTTGCTTCGTGTAGAAGACAACATGGAGTCAATCGGTCGTGCAATAAACTCTTCTCTACAGCTATCCAAGCGAGGAGGTGGCGTTGGTCTTAATCTAACTAACGTTCGTGAGCATGGTGCACCAATCAAAAAGATTGAGGGGCAATCATCTGGAATCATTCCAGTAATGAAACTTCTAGAAGACAGTTTCTCTTATGCTAACCAGCTAGGGGCTCGCCAAGGCGCAGGAGCTGTCTATCTTAATGCCCATCATCCTGATATAATGAGATTCTTAGATACAAAGAGGGAGAATGCAGATGAGAAGATTCGTATTAAAACTCTCAGCCTGGGCGTTGTTGTTCCAGACATTACTTTAGAGTTAGCTCGTACCAACGAGGACATGTACTTGTTCTCTCCATATGACGTTGAAAACGTTTATGGTATTCCAATGTCTGACATTTCAATTACTGAAAAGTACCAGGAAATGGTTGACGACCCCAGAATTAGAAAAACCAAGATCAAGGCTCGTCAGCTGTTCGAGACCATCGCCGAGCTTCAGTTTGAGTCTGGCTATCCATACGTTATGTATGAAGACACTGCAAATAGGTCAAACCCAATCCAGGGTCGCATCAATATGTCTAACCTTTGCTCTGAGATCTTGCAGGTAAACACACCAACTACCTACAACAACGACCTTTCGTATAAGGATGTCGGAAAGGATATCTCTTGTAATCTTGGCTCACTTAACGTTGCTAAAGCAATGGAGTCTCCAGACTTTGGAAAAACAATAGAGGTTGCAATCAGATCTCTTACAGCAGTCTCAGAGCTATCGTATATTGATTCGGTTATGTCGGTGGCTGAAGGAAACAGAAAGTCTCGTGCTATCGGCTTGGGACAAATGAATCTTCATGGATATTTTGGAAAAGAAAGGATGCATTATGGCGACGAAGAGTCACTTGACTTTACAAACATTTACTTCTACACAGTCTTATACCACGCACTCAAAGCAAGCAATAAGCTGGCAATCGAAACATCTTCCCCGTTTGAGGGGTTTGAAAGCTCTAAATATGCGTCTGGTGAGTTTTTTGCTAAGTATATCTCTCAGCCATGGCAACCAAAGACTGAAAAGGTTAGCAGACTGTTTGCTGCAGCTAATATTGAAATCCCAACCCAAGAAGACTGGAAAGAGCTAGCGCAAAGCGTTATGGCTCACGGTATCTACAACCAGAACCTACAGGCTGTTCCACCAACTGGATCAATTAGCTATATCAATAACAGCACTAGCTCTATTCATCCCATTGCTTCTCAAATTGAGATTCGTAAAGAAGGAAAGCTTGGTCGTGTTTACTACCCAGCTCCGTTCCTAACCAACGAAAACCGTGAGTATTTTCAAGATGCTTATGAGGTAGGTCCTGAGAAGATCATCGATGTTTACGCAGCTGCAACCCAGCACGTTGACCAGGGTCTATCACTGACCCTGTTCTTCAAGGACACCGCAACCACTCGTGACGTAAACAAGGCACAGATTTATGCTTGGAAAAAGGGTATTAAAAGTATTTACTATATCCGTATTAGACAGAATGCAATTGAAGGAACAGAGATGGAAGGATGCGTATCATGTCAGCTATAACTAGACCAGTTAACTGGAATAAGATTGAAGACCCTATTGACTTAGAGGTTTGGAACAGACTGACAGCAAACTTCTGGCTGCCTGAAAAGGTGCCAATCTCAAATGATATACAGTCTTGGTCTACATTAAGAGACAACGAGAAGCTTCTAACTATGCGTGTATTTACAGGGCTTACCATGCTGGACACCATCCAGGGGACTGTAGGATCTATGTCTATTCTTCCAGATGCTCGTACCCAGCACGAAGAGGCAGTTATCACCAACATCGCCTTTATGGAGTCTGTCCACGCCAAGAGCTACTCGAGCGTGTTCTCAACCCTCACATCTACTCAGGAGATTGAGGATGCTTTTAGATGGTCAGAGGACAACCCATACCTTCAGAAAAAGGCAGAAGTCGTACTGGGATACTATCGAGGAGATGACCCACTAAAGCGTAAGATTGCCTCAACCTTGCTTGAGTCATTCCTATTTTACTCAGGGTTTTATTGGCCAATGTACCTATCATCTAGGGCAAAGCTAACTAACACTGCTGATCTAATTAGACTTATTATTAGAGACGAGGCAGTTCATGGTTACTACATTGGATACAAGTTCCAGCTTGCATTTAATGAAGAGTCTGCAGAACGCCAGGCAGAGCTAAAAGACTACGCATACTCTATGTTGATGGATCTATACGATAACGAAGTTAAATACACCGCTGATCTTTATGATGAGGTTGGACTTACTTCAGACGTTAAAAAGTTTTTGCATTACAATGCAAATAAAGCTCTGATGAATTTAGGATTTGATGCACTATTTCCAAAAGAGGTTTGCGATGTTAACCCAGCAATCCTTTCTGCACTGTCTCCAAATTCAGATGAGAACCACGACTTCTTCTCTGGTTCAGGTTCTTCGTATGTTATTGCGAAGCATGAAGCAACCGAAGATGAAGACTGGGAGTTCTAGGAGGAAAACTATGAGCTGTGGTAAAGAAGACTGCGATTGCGGTCTAGCCTGTCAGTGCGGAGATGACTGCCAGTGCTAATTGATTTGGGGCCGAAAGGCCCCATTTCTTTTACGTAAAAAGCTGTATAATAGTATTGTTAGACACACCCCACTAACAAGGAGCAAGAATTAAAAACCCCACCAGAATCTGGATAGCGTTAACTTTGGCGTTTTTCCCATCATTTATAGCAGCCGATATGGCTCACGCTAATAACGCAGTTTGCGATACGCACCAGGTTAACGGTGGAGATCAAGCGTTCTTAATGAACCTTAACACTCCGCTAGAGTTTGGTGGAACAGTTTACGATGGCAACATATACGTAAGCCCTAAAGGCACTATGACCTTTGGTCAAGGAGATTTCACTTTTTGGGACTACCCACAAACTCCATCAATTTCTATAGCTTCGTGGGACTACCACGCTTTTCCAAATCAAATGAATCAGAATGGGTGGGATCCTGGATGGGGACTTGGACAAGATTTATATGTTAGGTATGGATCAACAGCAACATCAATTTGCGTTGACTGGAAAGTATTGCCTTGGGGTCAGTCTTCTGGAGCTCCTGTTTACATAAGACTAATCGCAGAAGTAAACCCAGTTAATTACACATGGACACCTACTTATCAAGTAAGCAATACTGCCCCAGCAGGGGCTAGGTATGGAGTTCGATACACACAGGGTGGCCCAGTACAGCCACTAGAAATTCAAACAATCACTACCCCTCCAGAGCCTGCCCCAGTTGTTCCTCCTGCCCCAGAACCTACTCCAGAGCCAACGCCAGAACCTACTCCAGAGCCTAGCCCAGAACCTACTCCAGAGCCTAGCCCAGAACCTACTCCAGAGCCTAGCCCAGAACCTAGCCCAACTCCAGTGGAGCCAGAACCAACCCCTACTCCTGAGCCATCGCCTGTCGTGCCCGTTGTACCAGAGCCACAGCCCTCCATACCAGTAACCCCAGAACCAGAACGGCCGTTGGAGCCATCGCCAGAACCAACGATACCACCACAACCAGAGGAAACAGAGCAACCAGAAGAGCCAGCCATAGAACCTGAAGAACCCGTTGAAGAACTGTCTCCCATTGAACCTGAACCAATTGAACCTCCTGTTATAGAACCTATAGAAGAGTCTATCACATCTGCAGAAGAATTACCAGAAGAAATATCCCCTGAACTGCTTATGCAGGTAGACCTGTCCGAAATTGTGGCTACAGAGCTCTCAGAGGCTCAGGTAGAAGCTCTAATTGAGGCTGCCCTAGAAGTCTTTGAGACAGCCGAACAAGGCTCAGAGGAGTATTTGCAGGCTCTTGAGGCCCTATTGGTGGCTGCCCAAGCAGACGATATAGTCTTAAATGAAGAATTGCTGGCTATCCCACTATTGGGAAATGCCCTTGGTGGTGCTGTAGAACTTATTAATCTTCTTGGAAATGCTGGGGCAGACATGAGTCCACAAGTTAGAGAGACATCAGAAGAAGTAGTTATTGCAGCAGTCATTGTTGGCCAGATTGCTCTCTTGGCTACATCAAGCGCAACAATGGTTGTCACAATGAATGCAAGGCAACCCTAGAAGGAGAATGTAAAAATGAAAAAACTATGGAGCGGTATTGTAAATATATTTAAAGACGTTCTTGACCAGTCCTGGACACTTTTGGGAATGGTAGTAGCTTGGCTAGTGCTTGAGGGCACAGCCAAAGAAGTAACAGGGAATCTTATATTGATTACCCTAGGAATTTGGATCATAACTTATCCAATTAGAAATAAAAAAGACTAACTGAAAGGAGTCTGAAATGGAAGAACAAGCAGTAGCAGGCGGATGGGCAACCATCAAGAACGTACTACTAAGAATCGTAGCTGTTTTTGCTGCATCAGGACTAGCAGTTCTGGGAGCGGGAGCAATCGTTGGGGTTGAGCTCATTTCTGCCGTATTTATGGCAGGTATTTTGGGTGTTGCAACGGTAGTTGAAAAACTAGCCAGATCCTTCTTGGACGATGGCAACCTAAGCCTAGAGGAAATTAACGCAGCTTTCTCTAAGGTAGACAAAAACTCGAAGTAATATAAGGCTTTCGGGCACCCCTTGACAGCCCCTCCTGGATAGTGTATACTGGTTATACAAATCTAGGAGGGGTTTTCTTATGGCGTCTGCCAAACCAGTAAAATATCCAAAAATGCCTACTGAGGTTCAGATTGGAACACAGCTTTGGGCAATTGAGGAACGTAATCGTAATAGAGATTCAACATTAAGTGATGATGCATATGGATATACATTGCATAGGGATTCTCTAATTATAATAGATTCTTTGGCATCGCCAAGCAGAAAAAGACAAACACTTCTTCACGAACTAATGCATGCGGTTAGGCACACTCTAGGAAGTCCAATTTCACCAAAAAATGAGGACGATTCCGATGTTTGGGAACATTTCTTTATTGGAATGTACGAAGAGGGATTGCTACTTATCATTCGTGATAATCCAAACGTTCTAGACTATTTACTTAGCGACGAATAACTATTGACATTTTAGTCTAGAGAGAGTAAAATAAGGGTATGAATAATAAAACTTTTGACGAATGGCTACAAGAAGGCTTAGACCTTAAATTTTGTGGCCCAGCAATTTGCTATCCACACGATGGCTTGCCACTTACTGAGCAAGAAGACCAGGAGTTTGAAGAGGGTAGCGATCCCTGTATTCACATCTTAAGACTCTATGAAGACGAAGAGACAAAGCTTGCAGTGGAAGACAACCACTCTCCATCTGTATGGAGAGCAAGCAATTCTGGATTTAAACTTTAACAAAAAGAAAGAAGACTTTACATGAGCGTAATTCTTGGACTACATTTTGGCCACGACTCGACAGCTGCCATTGTAAAAGACGGCAAGGTAGTAGCAAACATTAGCTCTGAAAGAGTTAAGGGAATTAAAAAGTATGACGGCATTGACGAAGAAGTTTTAGACTATGTTTTAAAACAAGCAGGGATTTCAGCAAAAGACATAGATAGCGTTATCTTAAATAAGTATTGGCCCAACGAAGACTCTTTTGAGGTTTTTAGTTTTGTTGATTTAGAGCCTCACGACTCCGATATAAAAAACATTAAGCCATTTGGTATAAACATGGTAAAAACAAGGGGTTTGCTTTTTGGAAGAGAGCTAGACGCATATCTTCTGGACCATCATCTTGCCCATGCGGCCTCTAGCTATTATCTTAGTAATTTTGATAATGCCATATCCCTAACAATTGACGCATGTTCTAGGGAAGCCTTTTCCTATAATGGGGCAATAGCTATTGGGGATGGAAATCTTTTAAACGCAATTGGCTACCCAGAAAATAATATTGGTCCAGCATACAACTGTATAACCTCTCTCCTAGAGCTTGGTCCCCCAGTACATAAAGCTGGAACAACTATGGGGCTAGCAGCCTATGGAAAAGTTTATCCGCAAGTAATAAAAAATATTGACAAGTACATAGGTATTACACATTCTGAAATAAACCAGGATGTTGCCTTTTCTGAGTTGTGGGTTGAGTTAACTGGAGAAGCCCCAAGGGTACCAGCATCAAAACTTAACGATGCAAAAGCCTATGAAAACTCTTACCCAATTAAAATGTATCAGACCAAAGAGGGCAGAGATATGGCAGCAAGCATTCAATATATTTTTGAGCAGTCTATCTTAAAAACCGTTGAAGAAAAAATTCTTCCTCATGGCATAAAAAATCTTACTTTAGCTGGAGGATCATTCTTAAACTGTAACGCAAACTCCTTGATAAAATCTAAAGGTTGGTTCGACAAGATTTATCAAGTACCAGCCCAAGGAGATGACGGACTGGCCATAGGGGCGGCATTATATCTAGCACACCACGTCCTTGGTGAGCCAAGGAAGCATCATTCCGACAAAGAAGTTGCCTATTCTGGTAAAGATTACAAAGTTTCAAAGTTTCTAAATCATGCAAAAGTTGCTAAATTTATTGCAGATGGAAAAATTGTTGCGTGGGCAAATGGAGCTTCAGAATTTGGCCCAAGGGCTCTTGGTAACAGAAGCTTGCTTGCAGACCCAAGAAACTTTCATAATAGAGAAATATTGAACTTTGTCGTTAAAAGTCGGGAGTGGTTTAGACCTTTTGCACCGTCTGTTTTGGAAGAGCATACTGCAGAATGGTTTAGCCCAGGAGATCCTAGCCCATTTATGCTACACACTCAGCAAGTTTTGCAACCAGAAAAGGTTCCTGCAATTACCCATATTGACGGTACTGCTAGAATTCAAACAGTAAACAAAGAAATGAACTCAGACTACTACAAGTTAATTAGCGAGTTCTACAAACTTACTGGGATTCCTATGGTTCTTAATACTAGCCTTAATGGTAGGGGAGAGCCCATAGCAGAAACAAAAGAACAAATTTTTAACTTGTTTAATACTAATCCTGGAATAGACGTACTTGTTTATAACGGAAAAATTTATGAAAAATAGTTGCTATAAAACGGTTATCTTGATATAATTAATAGGTAATCTCCTTTAGCTCAGCGGCAGAGCAGAGAGCTGTTAACTCTAAGGTCCGTGGTTCGAATCCACGAAGGAGAGCTGATGGTGTGGTCCATACCACTCCCACGGGTATAGGGATAAAAATGGACAATGCGTATGTTGCATAGTGGTAGTGCCCTATCCTTCCAAGTTAGAGGTGCAGGTTCGATTCCTGTCATACGCTCAAAGGCTCCATAGCTCAGTTGGTTAGAGCGCCTCCCTGTCACGGAGGAGGTCGCCAGTTCAAGTCTGGTTGGAGTCGCAACAAGAATAGGAGAAACAATGGACACTTGGGTAGATATCCTGACTGATCCGCACCACCTGCTGGCAGATTTTTTAATGAATGTTGGTTTTGAGATCCTGTTTGCTTGGATAACGTACTTGGTTTTAGCCAAAATGATTGTTAAAAAGATTAACAACGAAAAGAAAACAAATAATAAAAAAACCAGAAAAGGAAATAAAAAATGAAAAAAGTTATTAGTTTTGCCACATCATTTCTTCTTGGCTTTGCATTTTTTGTAGCAGGCGGAGCAATTGCTTCAGAAACAGAGGTGCCAGCTTCAGAAACTAGCCAGACCGCAGAAACATCACAAGATCCAGTTGTTGAGGGCACCGTCGAAGAGCAGGTAACAGAAGTGGAGACTTCACCTACTACAGGCGAAGCATCCACATCTACGGATGCCCAACTAACTCAAGAAACAGCAGAAGCTGCTTCGGTTTCTGGAGGAGATGTCTATTGTTTTCAAATTGGAAAAGCTACTGAGCTAGACGGAGACTGTTTTTGCGTTCAAGATGTTGTAAGCTCAATAGAAGAAGTTGATTGCTTGATTGCAAGCGGAGTAGTGCCAGCAAGTAGCTATGAAAGTTACCGTCGGCACCTTGGACTAACAAACTAGTCCCAGGGTACGCCTTCTTAGCTCAGTGGTAGAGCAACGCACTTGTAATGCGTAGGTCGTCAGTTCAATCCTGACAGAAGGCTCCAATCACCTTTTCTGATATAATATAACTAAGTTAAGTTTATTAACTTTGTTTAACCATATAGTAAAGGAGTATTTTTTTATGGCGAAAGCACAATACCCGATTGACGGGAAAAAGGGAAAAGCGTGGAAGATCACGAGCCCCTTCGGATGGAGGGTGCATCCCATCGAAAAAATCAAAAAGCATCATAACGGCGATGACATTTGGGGCTCTAACCCAAAGCTCTATATTGAGGCATGGCACGATGGAACGGTGGTATATGCAGGTCCTTCAAAGTTGAAAAACTCTGACGGCTCTCTAGGTGGCATCGGATACTACGTAGACATTCGCTCAAAGATCAATGGCAAGTGGTACGTTACTCGCTCTGGTCACATGGAGGAGGGCTCACTCAAGGTGAAGACTGGTCAAAAGGTTGAAGCTGGAACAATTCTTGGAATCATGGGAAACACTGGCGCTTCTGCTGGTCGTCACCTTCACTTTGAGATTGTAGAGGGCAAGGTTCACCGTTGGGATCTAAATGGGAAAGGCTTTGTTAGCCCGATTGCATTTGTTGAAGCAATCATGGCTTGGGAAAAGCTAAAAAACTCCGCTAAAGACATTACTCCAGACGATGGGGTAGTTTCCACTGCAGCACCAAGCCTTGATGTAAGTCACTTGGCTGCAAAGAAAAAGCCAGGCAAGGGTGCAAAGTTAGTAAATCCTGTACCTGGATTTGGTGGTAAGGCTAAGAAAGCTCCTGCCAAGAAAACAAATAAATAGTATAATATAAGTGTCCTCACACAGACTATCGCTCTTAGGATGGATTAGTTACCCTTTATAAGACCGTGGCGTCAAGCAGGTTGATGTCTGTGTGGGGCATTTTTGTACCCAGTCTAATAAATAGGTGAAGCATTTTTCATGTATTATGGTATAATAAAGTATATGCTGAAAAGCAGACTTTTTTATTAGGAGAAATACATGGCAAAAGCACAACAGGCTATTGACGGAGTTCAAGGCAAAGACTGGAAAATTACCAGCATCATGGGAAACAGGATCCACCCTGTAACTAAAGCCCCAAAGCACCACAACGGAACAGACATTTGGTCTCCCCACGAGCCTTGCTGGATTGAAGCACCATATGACGGAGTAGTCACAGAAGCTAAAAAGTCAACAGCGGCTGGCGGTGGATTTGGTAACTTTGTTATGATCGCTCACAAAATTAATGGAGAGCAGTACACAACTCTTTTTGCTCACATGCAGGATGATAGCATCAAAGTTAAGGTTGGTCAGAAGGTTGAGGCTGGAACCCCACTGGGTAAGATGGGAACAACTGGAATGTCAACTGGCAAGCACCTTCACTGGGAGCTACACAAAGGCAAGAAGTACGAGTGGAGTGCCACTGGAGTAAAC